AGAACTATCAAACCACCTACGGACAAAGAACCTATCAGGTAGACAACGATTTTGTCAAAAGTGAAAAGAAAATTGAGATTGTTTTTGTACCTACGCAAATCAGGAACTACGACATTGGACAAAAGAACCTTGTTTTGTCAGCGGTTGAGGGCAAAGATGATGGAGATTTGAGGGTATTGTACTACGGTGGTTTGACAAATGGTGTAAGTGTGCGATTCCTTCCATCATTTGCTCGTACTTTTTCCTTGAGTGCTCAGAGAGTGAAGACAGCAATTCCCTTGACAATTCATTATGATTCACTTTCAAACCCTACAATTGACCTTTTGTTTGGAATGCCGAGAGAAGTGGGTATCGGTGCAGGATACAATTACACCAATTCAAACCTTGTCACTAACTACTACTACCGATTCATCACCGAGATCACCAATAAGAACTCCAAGATTGTACGAGCTTATTTCAGAATTACGCCATCGGATTGGTTCAACTTGCGATTCAGCAATTTGTATTTCTTTGAAGGACAATACTGGAGATTGAACAAGGTCAACGATTACAATCCGGTTGAAGAAGGTGTTTATGAGTGTGAATTCCTTTTGGCTCAATTCATTCCACCAGCGGCAATCACGATAAAAAAAATGGGTGCTGGAACTGCTCAAGGGTCGCACACCGATGTCTATGGTGATGTGTATCCCGGTGGTCAATTTCCAATCAAACCTGGTATTAAAGGGGTCAGCGTTGGAACAAGCGAAGGAAGTGGTGTTTTTGTTGGTGAAAACTTCAGCGGAAACGGCATTAACAATAGTGGATTTGGATCAACAAACATTCATTATCCTAATGGGGTTGATGGGTCGGTTGTTCTTGTTTCAAATGATTTTGAACCTACCAAACCTGATACACTCTACATCGGAAACTTTGAGATGTATCCATCTTTTTTGAGTGGAGGTTCGGTCAAGACGGTAACGACAAACACAACGGCAACAAAAGACGACAGATTGTTTTTGGTTGATACCACAAGTGGAAACAAGACAATCACCTTGCCTGATCCAACTGGATTGAGTGGGAAACAATTTGCAGTCAAAAAATTAACTTCCGCACATACCATCACCGTTGATACAACTGGAACGGCAAAGATTGACGGTGCGGATACACATTCAATCAATCAACATTGGGCATCACACATCTTTGAAACGGATGGCGTAGATTACTTTATAACAGCAGAAAAATAATGGCACTAAACGCAACAATTGACCTAACCGTCAAAAAGCCCGACTTCAAATCAATGAAGGCGGAGATTAGAGAACTAACAGTCGCAGCTCAACAGGCGGTGATGCAGTTTGGTGAGTTCTCACCTGAAGCCGTCAAGGCAGAACAAGCACTTGCTGGTGCGAGAGATAGGATGGATGACTTCAATGATCGTGTGAAAGCGGTCAATCCCGATAAGTTTGCCCAATTGAACACAGTTGTTTCGGGTGTTGCTCGTGGATTCCAAGCAGCACAAGGGGCAATGGCGTTGTTTGGAAATGAAAGCGAGGATTTGCAAAAGACAATGGTCAAACTGCAAGGTGCGATGGCATTGGCTGAAGGTCTTGAAGGTCTTGGAAAGGTACAACAGCAGTTTGGTGCAATCGCAAAGAACATCAAAGGTGGGGTAACTCAAGCATTCCAATCATTGGGAAGGATTTCAACTCTTGCATTGGGTGGAATTGGTATTGTCTTGACATTGGTAATCACCAACTTTGACGCACTCAAGAAAGCGGTGATGTCATTGATACCCGGTCTTGGGTCAATGGCAAAGTTTGTCGGTGGGTTGGTGCAACAATTCACGGATTGGGTTGGTATCACATCTGCACAAGACAGAGCATTGGCAAAGTTGAATAAGACAACAGAGAAAGCCAATGAGCAACTTGACCGAGAGATTGCATTGTTGAAAGCAAGAGGAGATGAAGTTGGTGTGTTTAATAAGCAAAGACAAAAGTTAGAAAATGATCTTGCACAAGCTCGTGCAAACTACGGCAAGAACACGGAGAAGGAATGGGGCAAGATTATTCTGGATACCAAAAACGCATTGGCAGTATTAGGAGTTGAAGAACAGAACTTTCAAAACCAACAAGCACAAGCACAAGCCGATGCAAACGATCAAGCAGCAAAGAATAGACAAGCGGAAAGAGACAAGAAGAAAGCCGAGAAAAAGAAGGAGGAAGAAGAAGCAGCCGCAGCGGAGAAATTAAAAAATGACCAAATTGCTGAAGCTCAACAAGGGTTTATTGAATCCGAAAGAGAGAGAAGATTGGCACAAGCAAAAACTGAACAAGAAGCAATTAAGATTAAATATCAAAATGAACGATTGGCGTTGCGTGATGCATTTTGGCAGCAATTACAAGATAACGCAGGTAACGAAGAAGCCATCAAATTAATCAAAGCCAAATATCAAAGCGACACGGCAACTGCCAAAGCAAACTTTGACAAGGAAGAAGCCGAAGCGAACAAGAAAGCAAGTGATGAATTTATTGCTAACAAAAAGAAAGAAGGCGAAGTTGTAAACGCAATTGCTGCCGATAGTGCAACCAAAAGAATCAATTCAGAAAAAGCCGTTCAACAAGCCAAACAAGATCTTTTCAAAGCGTCAATTGATTTGGCAAATTCAATCGCAGCATTGGTAGGAGAGCAAACCAAAACGGGCAAGGCAATTGCTTTGTCAGTAATTGCAGCAGATACGGCAATGGCAATATCAGGTGCATTGAATGTCACGCAGAAACCATCACCCGACAACATCGCCACCGGTGGTCTTGCTGGTGCAGCAAAGTACATTGGATTGGCAGCAATGATTTTGACCAATGCCAAGAAGGCAAGGGATATCCTCAAAGGCGGTCAGCCGTCAGCACCATCAGGTGCAGGACAAATGAATGGAGGTGGAATGCCACAAATGTCAGCACCAAGAATCAGCTCATCTCTCCCAACAGTTGGGCAATTTGATACCAAAGTTTTCGTGACTGAAGGTGACATCAGAAGAACAAGTGATCGTGTAGATACGACAAGAAAAGTATCCGTTGTAAAATAACGCTATTTAAGAAAGATGAAGTTACCAGTATACCGATTAGACATCAACGAGTTTGACGAGGAAACGGGCATTGAGTTCGTTTCTTTGGTAGAAACTCCAGCCATACAAAAAGACTTTCTTGCATTTGAAGAACAGTTTGTTGAACCGAATCCAAATGAAAGTGAAGAAGAGTTCGTTCAAAGATGTATCCCAATTTTAATTGGCGAAGGCAAGGATAGTGAACAAGCCGTTGCGATATGTTATTCAATGTATCAGTCAAAGTTTGAGAGTTATACGGATTATCCTGAAGGTGCGAAAGCAAATGCCGAAAGAGGTATCCGCTTAAACGAGGAGAACGGCAACAAGTGTGCAACTCAAGTCGGCAAGGTGCGAGGTCAACAATTGGCACAAGGTGAACCAATCAGCGATGAAACGGTTCAACGGATTTATTCATACCTATCACGAGCCAAAGAATACTACAACCCCGATGATGACACCGCTTGTGGAACTATCTCTTATTTGTTGTGGGGTGGTGAGGAGATGTTGAGATGGACTGAACGCAAATTGTCAGCGAGTAAATTCGCTATTCAAGACGAGGAGAAACGAATCGTTACTGGAGCAGCGATGATTGCCGATTTACCCATCTACCGAAGGGACGATGTTCGGGGTGAATACTATGTCGTGTTTGACAAGGAGAGCATCTTCAAGATTGCAAAGAAGTGGGCAAGAGGGAACAAATACGATGCGGTGAACACACATCACAAAACACCAATCGCAGATGGCGTGAGCTTATTTGAATCATACATCATTGATCGTGAACGGGGCGTGATGCCACCGAAGGGATTTGAAGAGGTTGCCGATGGTTCTTGGTTTGTTTCATACTTGATTGACAACGAAGAAGTGTGGGCAAAAGTAAAGTCAGGCGAGTTCAAAGGATTCTCAGTTGAGGGTGTTTTTGACTTCCCGGTTGATGCTGATGAACAACTCCTTGAGCAAATGAAATCAATCCTTTCCCAATGGAATGGCAAATAAAATTGCAACACTTAAAACAAAAACCTAATTATATAACAAATGAACGCAAAAGAAACATTGAAGGAAATCCGCACTATGCTCGGATTCTCTGACGAAGAAATCAAAGTCGAGATGGCAACCGCCACATTGACTGATGGAACTGTAATCACTTACGAAGGTGAATTGGCAATCGGAACTGCCATCTTCGTTCAAACTGCTGAAGGTGACATTCCAGCACCTGATGCAACGCACGAGGTTGAAGGTGGATTGTTGGTGACAACCGTTGACGGAATCGTTACTGAAATCGTTGAACCTGAAATCGAAGTTGAAGTAGAAGCAAATGAGTTCGCAACAGTAAGTGCATTCAACGAAGTTGTTGCTAAGATGGAAACTGCCATTGCTGAATTGACTGCGAAGGTTGCAACATTGACTGCATCAAACAACACACACAAAGAAGCAATGAGCAAAGCAATCGACTTGATCGAGAAAGTTGCTGACTTGCCTTCAGAAGCACCCACAAAAACTCCCGTTTCAAACAAGAAGAATGATCAGTTTGAAGCATTGAAAAGATTAAAAAACTCACTAAATAAATAACTAAAACTATGGCATTTTCAGTCGGATCTCTCGTTAATTACAACAACGAACAATCAACAGACCTGTTGGTTAAAGCATTGTTCAGTGGCAAAACTGCTGCTGCGATGTACGCTGCTAACCAAGTGCAGGTAGGTGTTAAGTCATCTGCTGCCTTGAACATTATCGCTTCAACTGTATTCTTTCAAGCCGATGGCTGTGGATACAACCCAAGCGGAACAACTACCTTCACACAAAGAAACATCACCGTTGGTGCTGTGAAAGTTGAAGAAACTTTATGTCCTAAAACTTTGGAAGCAAAGTGGATGCAGACACAAATTATGCCCGGTTCACCAACAATGATTCCTTTCGAGGAGCAAATTGGTAACGAGAAGGTAGCCGTGATTGCACAAACTTTGGAAACTGCTCTTTGGCAGGGTGATACTGCAAGTGGTAATCCTAACTTGAACCGCTTTGATGGTTTGAACAAGATCATCGCTGCTGCATCTCCAACATTGGCAAATGCTGCTCCAACAACTTTCACAACTGTGACTGCTGCAAACATTGATGACATCTTGGATCAAGTGTATGCAAACATCCCTGCTGCCGTTGCTGAGAAAAGCGACTTAGTTTGCTTCTTGGGAATCGATGCTTACAAATTGATGTTGGTAAACTTGAAGAACGCTAACTTATTCCATTATGTTGCTGATGCAGCGACTACAATGGAGATGGTGTATCCTGGTACTAATATGAAGTTGATCGCCGTTGGTGGTTTGAATGGTACAAACAAGATTGTTGCCGGTTCATTGTCTAACTTCTTCTTAGGAACTGACCTTGCAAATGAAGAAGAAATCACAAAACTTTGGTACTCTGAAGATTCTGACGAAGTTCGTTTCCGTTTGACTTTCAAGTATGGTGTGCAGGTTGCATTCCCATCTGAAGTTGTTTATTTCACCCTTTAATCTGAGATAGGATGCCTTGTTTATTAACATCAGGATTTACCCTTGATTGCAAAGAAGCAATCGGGGGTATCAAAAGCATCCACCTAATCAGTTGGACTGCATCTAAGTTTACCGTTGTTAGTGGTGTAGTTACTGCAACAACTGTGGTGAGCGGTGATGTATACACTTACGAGCTACCGAAAGCAACCGGATCAATGACAAACACCACAAATGTTTCGATTGAAAACGGCACATCTTTCAACCAAGCTGACATTGCGTTCAAACTTCGCAGATTGTCAACAACCAAACGCAACGAGATGAAACTTCTTGCACAAGGTCGTTGCTATTGCATCGTTAAAACCAACAATGATGAGTATTGGTTAGCCGGTAAGGACTTGGGTTGTGATGTGACTGCAATGGTCAGCAACACAGGTACTGCAATGGGTGACTCTACTGGATATGAGGTGACTCTATCCGCCATTGAAGCTGAAGCACCATTCTTGGTACAAGCATCAGTGATCACAACATTGGGCATTTAATTCTGCTTGATTCATAGAGAGAGAGGGTGGGCATTTGCTCACCCTTTTTTGTTACATAAAAGACAACTCGCTATTTTATTAAGATGTTGGTAATTGACAAAGCGGAATCGAAGAATTGGTATGTAACTCTGACCGAGAAAGTCACGATTGCAAACCCTTATTTCTTGTTTGCATTCACCCATCGTGTGACCAATGAATTGACAACGGTCATCTTGACTGACATCTCAACTCAAACGGAGAGATACAACAAATTTGCAGTCATTGAAGGAACAACATTTGACCTTGATGCAGGTGAATTTGAATATGTCATCTACGCACAAACATCACCAAGCAACTTGTCACCATCGTTGGCAGACGAAGAAGTTGAAAGCGGTGTATTGAAAGTTGAATTTGATGTCACTCGCACATCATACGAAGTCACTCTCAATGAGAAAATCTATGAGATTGAACAACCCACACAAATTCTATTTATGCTGCTGGAGAATGGGGATTTTGTCCTCCTTGAAAGCGGTGATAAAATACTACTATAATGGCAGATCAAAAGATATCCCAATTAACCACTATCGTCACCGTTGATACGGCAGCGGATTTGTTTCCAATCGTTGATACATCAGCAGCCGAAACAAAGAAGATAACACCTACCGCATTGAAAACGGCATTGGCGTTGAACAATGTTGACAACACAAGTGATGCGAACAAGCCGATTTCAAGTGCCACACAAACGGCATTGGATGCGAAACAAGCAACACTTGTATCAGGAACAAATATCAAGACCATCAATTCAACTTCCATTTTGGGAAGCGGAAACATTGCCATCAGTTCGGCAGTTGCTTGGGGTGGTGTTACTGGCACTTTGTCAAACCAAACCGATTTGCAAACTGCATTGGATTTGAAGGTAGACGAAAATGCAGCCATTACTGGAGCAACAAAAACCAAAATCACTTACGATGCGAAAGGTTTGGTAACTGCTGGAGCAGATTTGGCAGCAGGTGATTTGCCCACTGGTATAGATGCTGCAAAAATTAGCACGGGATTAATCAGCAATGCTGAGTTTGATTATTTGAATGGCTTGACGGACAATATCCAAACGCAGTTTACAGGTAAGCAAGATATTTTGGTATCTGCAACCAACATCAAGACGATCAACAGCACATCGGTGTTGGGTAGTGGCAATATCGCAGTAGAGCCAACAATTACCGCCACGACTTCAGCAGATTACTATCGTGGTGATAAGACCTTTGCAACGTTAGATAAGACGGCAGTCGGGTTGGGTAATGTGGACAACACAACGGATGCAAACAAACCAGTTTCTACTGCAACACAAACTGCGTTAGATGCCAAGACAAACAAACTGATTGTCACCAACCGACAAACTGCATCCTATACCTTAGTGTTAGGTGATGCCGATAAATTGGTGGAGATAAACAATGCGAGTGCAAACAACTTGACGATTCCTTTGAATAGTTCAGTAGCATTTCCCACAGGTACACAAATACTTTTGGCACAATACGGAGCGGGACAAACAACCATCGTTGCCACAAGTGGTGTGACCATCCGAAGCAATGGGGCAAAGTTAAAATTGAACGCCCAATATAGCGGTGCAACTTTGGTCAAGATTGCCGAAAATGAGTGGTATTTATTTGGAGATATAGTTGCCTAAGATATGATATTAAGTACACACGGATTTTTGGCAAGTTCGGGAGGTGTTTCTATTGATGCCGATGCACAAGCATTTTTTGATAGAGTCACAACTGCTGGAGGTTCTTTGACAAATACCGAAAAATCTGCTGTTAATACTTTAGTGATTGCGTTAAAAGCCAATTCACTTTGGACACCTATGAAGGCAATATACCCAATGGTTGGGGCAAGTGCCGCGGCTTGTGCGCAAAACTTAAAAAGTGCAAGTTTTACGGGTACTTTTACAAGCGGATGGACTTTTGCGAGTACGGGGGTAACGCCTAATGGAACAAGTGCCTATATGGACACTAATTTTTTACCAAGTACATCATTTATAAATAATAATACTCATATAAGTATTTATTCAAGAACAGATGCGTCTGTTGTAAGTGCTTGTTTAATTGGAACGGGCAAAAATTCAAATGCAATTCCATTGATTACTCTTTATTCAAGAGATGTGGCAGATCAGTACATTATGGATGCTTATAGTTATTCAGGCAATAGAATAATCACAATGTCAACTTTATCATCGGCTGCATTTTTTATAAATTCCAGAATCTCCTCAACTGTTTTCAAATCTTTTAGAAATGGAACACAACTTGGCGCAACTAATACTACAACAAATTCAAATAATATCACTACTTGTGATAAAGCAATGTTTATTGGAGCGTTAAATTTCAACGGTTCTGCTGCACAATTTTCTAATTATCAAAATGCATTTGCCTCCATCGGTGACGGCTTAACCGACACCCAAGCATCTAACTTTTACACCGCAGTACAAGCATTTCAAGTAAGTTTGTCCCGCTCCGTTTAAAATAAAACACTATGATAGGTTACACACTTACACCCGAACAATACGAGCAAGTACAAGGGCAATACATCAACCCTTATCAATTTATCAACTGCGTTCAAGACATTAACGGCAATTGGTTCTTTTTTGGCAATGAGCAAGACAAAGAAGCGTTTGCAAATACTAAATTTATGTGGTTGTTTGATTTACCCGAAGCCGAATACATCCCACCACCATCACCCCGATTCCCGATATGACAACACCGAAAGTAAAACCCAATGCGCTACCTGTTAGCTTTGATCAATTCCGTAAAAACCCTGTTGCTGCCGTGGCTTTTTGTATGCTGTTGGCTGTTAGTTATTTGTATGTTGACCTTCGCTCGGGCTACAAGGAACAAATCGAAAAGAGTAATCAGAAGATAGATGCTCTTGATATCAAGATTGACCGATTGACCTACGCCCTAAAGCGTTCGGATTCTGCATTGGCATCTGCCATCACGGAGATTCGGATAATGAACACTATGAAAAAACTATGAAACACATCACATTGCTTTTTATCGCTTGTTTTTTTGTGGGGATTATTGCCACACCAGTAGAAAAATCAAAGTCAGTACCTGTTGACGAGGTGGAACTGATGCTCCAAAAGATATCTGAGAATTTAGAGATGGCATCGGTTGCAACTGCACAAGCAAAAGCAATGGGTGAGAAGATGGTCGCTGAGAAAGTTGAAGAGAAAGCACAGTTAAAAGAAGCCGTTGCCATTGCCGAGAACAAGGTTGATGTGATGACCAAGAAAGTTGAAGTGTTTTCAGCCAAGATGATTGGTGCTGGACTTGATACAAGCGAAGTGCCATTGAAACTATCAGGCAAGGCATACGATGCTTGGTTGAACTATGTTGAAGAAGGTGGTAAAGAGGACTTTGAGTATTTCCGTTTATACATATTTAACTAATGGCAAAGGCAACCAACACATCCACATTCAGAGCGAAGCCAAAGAATAAGCTCCGCAGACATACCAAGCACAAAAACAAACATAAGTCAACCAAACCATATAATAAACAAGGAAGATGACAAGAGAACAAATTGAATCAGCGATGATCAAGAAGGGATTCGCTTATTTCTCAACTGGAGAATTGAATCTGAACATTATCGGTGTTCGCCAAAGTTCAACCGGCAACAAGGTGACAAACCTATTTGATGACTTTCTAACTCTAAGCTACAAACACAACGGTGTTTGGGTATTCAAAAAATGGGCAGCCACAACTGATCCAGGAACAAAAGGCGTGAAGGAATTTCACAACGCTGCCGGTGTTGCTCGTTTGGTTGCTGGTCAATATCGTGGTTCACACGCCATCGGTTTGCATCAAGGCAAATATGAGGCATTGAAACAAGCGAAGAATGTCAAAGTTTATCGTGATGCCAACAAGGATATGACCTATGATGAAAGCAAAATTCAAGAAGGTGTGTTCGGCATCAACATCCACAAAGCCGGTGCAGATTCTACCTATG